CACACTTATCTTTCAAAAAATAACATTGACACACAGGCATCTGTTTTTGTACTTCTTGACAAGATGAAACGTATTAGTCTATAATGCATTTCAGATTCATACACAAAACTTATCAAAAGGAAATTCATATGGAGATAGAATGGACACCAACCTTAACGATCGTTGCGTCAAATATCGCATTTATCGGATCAAATATAGCGCTTGTTCTATGGGCAAGATCAGAAAGCAGACAAGACTATAGAGAATGTCGCAATCTGGTAGATGCGATACATCTAGAAATAAAAGACTTTCACGGAAGACTTTGTTCATTGGAAGAAAGAAGAAAAAATGATAACCAAAAAAGGAGAAAATAGTAATGGAAGCAATAAGTTTTTTTATTGGAATGGGTTCGGGGATTTTATGTTTCATGCTCGCCTCAACAGCTGGAAATGAAATGAGAAAGGAAATTCTCGATGTAAAATTTAATTCTAAAATGGATCTTGTCGATATTCAGAGTCGATTAAGATTTATTGAAGCCGTATTAAAGATTAAGGAATATTCAACGGATTGGAAGGTGGAAGATGACAGGTAAAACAATAGGATACGTACGCGTAAGCTCTCCAGATCAGAACCCAGAACGTCAGCTTGCTGGTGTGGTAGTCGATAGAGTGTTTATGGATATGGCATCTGCTAAATCAACACTGCAAAGACCACAGCTTCAAGAGATGCTCCGCTTTGTTAGAGAGGATGACGTGATTGTAGTGCATAGCATGGACAGACTCGCAAGGAATGTGCATGATTTGAAAAAACTGGTGAAAGATCTCAATGAAAGGAATGTAACAATTAAATTCTTGAAAGAAGGTTTAGAATTTAAGAAAGACGAATCTCCCATGGCTATGTTTATGCTACATGTGCTTGGTGCTTTTGCTGAATTTGAGTATGCCTTCATAAGAGAAAGACAACTTGAAGGTGTAGCAGCTGCCAAAAAAAAGGGAACATATAAAGGAACAGTGAAGAAACTTAATGCAGAAAAAATCGAAATCCTGAAGAATCTGCTGAATACGACGCGAAAGAGCAAGACGGTAATTGCTTCCGAATTGGGCGTTAGTCGTTATACGCTTTACAGATATCTTGTTGAATTGGGATTACAGGAATGCAAACAGAAATCGAAAAACACGAAACATTCCTTTGCACATGCGATTGCAAACTGAAGTGGTTTGGTTATGGCGAATGGGTAGAGGAGGTAGATAAGGTCACCTTCCAGTATAAAGACTATGATTGCATGGTGCATCGCGTTCTTTCTCCGGAACCATTTCAAAAAGATATAGTTTTCGGGGGACATCTTTGCGGTTATGTGAAAATACCTGCTGGACATGTCTATTACCAACAACGCGATACAAGAGACATTCATATTCTATGCCATGGCAGTATAACGCACAATGCAACAAATGAAGACGGGTTAAACTCTCACTGGATAGGTTTTGATTGCGCTCATTCCGGTGATATCTGTCCATCCGTTGAGAATTGTAAACGTCTAAACGGATACATAGAGAATTCATATAGAAAAGAAATGTGGGGAAAACATCCGCATCTGAAACCTACTTACAAAAACATTTTATTTTGTGTCCAAGAATGTATGGATATTGTTGATCAACTTATGGAGATTCAAGATGAACACAACAAAAAACCCAATGGAAGTCAAAAGTATTGAAGAAGGGAAAGAGATCGGCATGTTTTGGATGCAAAAATTCTATTATTCTCTTTTTGAAGGAAAAGCTTTAAAGAAAATACTTGAAGAAAATAGCATCTACCCAACTATGGACGAATTGATCAACAAAATGAATTTGATTGAAAAGGAAGATTTTGCACAATGGGAAGAAAACGGGACCTTGAATCAGAACTCAACGAGTTCTTAAGCATATGGAATCAACACAAGGTAGCCGAGTTTCTTCGTGATATCATTCCTCTATTTGTGCTGTACCACATAGACAAGAATGGGACAGAATTCAATGAATTTACTGGAGAAGAAGAAGAGTGCACAATTCGCGTTCTTCGTACTGTTTATTTACTTTCTCGGTTGGCTCATATACATGCTGGAGAACTTTGCTTACTAAACGCGCATTTTAAGAATTTATGGATCAGAATGGAGAAGGAAACTCAACAAAAAAATGTTACGCCGATTATGAAAGAATTGGCCAATATAGCCAATGAAATACCCAAGGATGATACATGAAGAAAATCATATTCGCACTCTTGTTCTTATCGACTTTAGCTCCACTCAATGCTATCGTTGATGAAAAAATGTATATTGACACTAATGAACTCGATATGTCAAAAGGTAGATTCAAAATCCATGTGGGTCATAATCATTGGATTGAAACAAAATCTATCATGCACGATCAATCTGGGTTATACACTTTAGAATCTAATATCCTAAAATGGGATGAATCAGGATACGTTAAGGAATGGAAGTGTCCATATTGTTATAACTGGTGGCCTGTAAAAACTCCATGCCAGAACAAAGATTGTCCTTCCACTTATCCATAAATTGTGTAGCGCACAGGTGTATGACCTCCCCTTAACGGTCCGTGTATGCTGATAGAGCTACCACGTTAAAATCTTTTTCGAGTTGGACCGTTTAGGTTCAATATTGACAAAGACCAACTCTATTACGATGCCTGTATCGTGGTCGCTCCGCAACAGGCTTTTTTTATACACTTGATCAAGCAGAAAATATGTGATATACATATATTAAATTGCTATCAGGAGTTGGTATAATGGCCCGACCATTAAAAGAAATAAATTGGGATTTGGTAGATAAGCTGATTGAAGCGGGATGCAATGGACTTGAAATAGCCGCTAAATTTAGAATTGATGCCGACACATTTTATGGAAGATTTAAGAAAGAATATGAATGTAGTTTTCAGGATTACTCGGTCAAAGGACAGGAAGGGGGTAAGGCTGAAATTAAAACAATGCTTCATGCAAAAGCTTTGAATAACAAGGCTCCTGGAAATACAACACTTCTCATGTTTCTAGCTCGATGTCGTCTAGGCATGAAAGAGCCTGAAACCGTTCAACTGCTAGCAGCTAATCAGGATGCGATTGATCAAGATCATACAATCATGCAGCTTAAATACAGAATAGCACAACTTGAATGCGACGCAACAGAAAGGAAGGCAAAGGAATGTCAGTAGAATCTAAGACTACTTTTGCCGATACCCCTGAAGGTCAAGGAATGTGTTTTCCTCGACATAGGTCATCTACAACAGACATTAAAGTGAAAGACGTGTCTGAAGAAAGAATCAGGCAACTTTTTGAAGAAAACACCGCTCTTCGCGCCGAGATAAAAGCCCTTAAAAATATCATAAAAAATATGAATAGCTAATGCCTACAAGCCCAAAACAAGATCAGAGCTTTTGCGAAGCGACACATCGCTTTAACATATGGGTGGGTGCTGTTCGATCGGGTAAAACACACGCAAGCATCGAACGATTCATTGAGGACTTGAAGAATGGTCCACCTGGTGATGCTATGATCATTGGGGTTAACCGCACTTCAATACAACGGAATCTTTTGGTTCACCTGTATAAGCGCTTGGGTTTTCCTTGTCCAACAGAAAAAGCTTCTAAAGTAAATCTATATGGACGCAATGTTTGGATCGTTGGTGCGCCCGATATCTCGGCTGTGAGCACTATTCAGGGGTCGACCCTAGCTTTGGCTTATATAGATGAAGCTACAAACATACCTGAACCATTCTGGAAGATGCTAGAGTCTCGTCTCAGTGTTCCTGGAGCAAAGCTTTTAGCAACGGCTAACCCGAATGGTCCCGCGCATTGGCTAAAGAAGGAATATTTGGATAAGCCAGGATTGGATTTAATATGCTGGAATTTCAACCTAGATGATAATCCTGTTTTGGACGAAGTATTCAAGGCGCAACTCAAAGCCTCTTACACGGGAATGTGGTATAAAAGATTTATTTTAGGAGAGTGGTCACTTGCCCATGGAGCCATCTACGATAACTATGATCATTACAACGAATATGAAAATGACTTCCCTTCACCCAATTATTACATCGTTGGGGTGGACTACGGGACCACAAACGCTACAGCGGCTGTATTGTGCGCTATATCTCCAAGAAGCTGGCCACAGATTAGGATTGAAGCGGAATATTACTATGATTCGGCTAAGCGAGGAAGGTCAAAAACTGATCAGGAATTGGTCGCAGACATTAAAGACTTCGTCTCTTATAAGAACGTGTCAGCTATTTATGTGGACCCTGCCGCAGCTTCTTTTAAAATTGCGTTACGACAGTCCGATTTGCCCGTATTGGATGCTAACAACGACGTTTTACTCGGGATTAAAATCTGTTCGAAATTTATCGGAGGCAAAAACATTGTCATTCACAAAGGATGTACAACACTAAGAGAGCATCTACAATCATATGCTTGGGACTCTAAGGCCGCAGATAGAGGAGAAGATAAGCCTGTGAAGCAAAATGATCATATTTTAGACGCCATGCGCTACGCCGTGTGTAGTGCGTTTCCACAAGGCGAATTCGCTCACCCTGATGAGCACATTTCGCATGATCAACTTAGACGGCAAGTGTTCGGGTATGATGAAAACAATTTGTTGGGAAACAATGGGGGAGGGTATTTTTGATGTAGAAAGGTTGACATAAAACCATAAAAAGTGCAACATAGTAGATGTCTCCATCATTTGTTATACACTTTTTGAGGAATTATGAGAAAAGAAAAAACTTGCATAGAATGTTCGAAAAACCATTGTTATTCTACAGTCATTTGTCAAAATTGTTACCGAAATAAAATGAAGTATGGCACAACAAATCCCAAGGAATGGGAAACTTCATGTAAAATTTGCAATAATATTTTTATTAACAAATGGAAAAACGCACATTACTGTCCAGAATGTAGAATAAATAACCGACTAGTTACTGGAGCAAAAGTATATAAAAAGAACCCAAATGC